CAGATCTCATTCCCCACGATCCTCTTGCACTTACCCTGACGATTCGGATCGTACTCGTGAGCGTAATTCGGGTCGCTCATTTCTTCTCCTATCCGTTGTAATTCTTCCAGATGATAGCCCAAGCGAACATCAGGAGCATGAAGGCTATCATGATTAGGAAGAGCGAGTTTGATGGACGACCAAATGTGGCGGGCATGATGCTGTACACCATAGCAGCGAGAGCCGCGCTCATGAGTGCTTGGACCTTCTTCTCATTGGTCATGATGACCCACCCAACTCTGGATGTTCTTCCAACAAGAGGCACAGTATCCCTCGTAGATCTTCTGAGCCAAGCCCTGACACTCCGGAAGACGACACTTATGCTTCGCCACGAGTTGGGCTCGAGGATAGTCTCGAGGACCCTCAAGATAACGAATCAAGTCGTCAAGATCCGGCTCACCGATGGTCATAGATGCTCCGAATCCTACGACGCTTGACGAAGTTCTCATTGAGGAATCTCTCCCTGTTATCGGGTCCCTGCATGCAGACGTCTTGGAAAGTGCAGCCTCCGTAGTTCCCACACTTGGTGAAGTCGGGAGGGAAGTTCTCCGACTCGATGCAGGCAGCGATGAACTGAGCGCGATACACAGCCCAATTGAGCCACCAGTCGAGTACACCCTGAGGGTATGGAAAGAAGTCCCGGGTGAACTTCTTCTCGGGAGGTACAGTTTTCTGGAAGCCCACGTTGTTACGCATCGACCGTCTCGTTCCAGAGACGAGAGCGTAGGCTAGGAATTGGTTGGAGAGGGGAGTGGCCTCTGCATTGCGGGAGCGAGTCTTGTGGTCAGTCCAGAGCTGATGCCCTTGTTGGTTCTCAAAGATGATATCCACGATCATCTCGAGGATCACTTGAAGGCCCTCTTCCTCATCCGTATCGGGCCGCTCGAAGATGACCGTCGTGACTGGCTGCTCAACCGCTACTGGGATGTATGGATCGGACTGCCAGAATAGGCAGTAGTCTCGGAATGTGGGAATGACCTCGTCTTCGGAGACCTCAATCTCCATGTCCATCGAGATGACTTTGTGCCGACCAAGCTCTACAGCCTGCTCGATCATGGCTACATGAGGAGGGCGCGTTTCTGGAGGAAGCATCTTGAGCTTGTAATACTCTGCGAGCATCGCATGAATCAAGTCTCCCTTCTCCAAGTAGTCAGCCTTCCGCTCTGGGGCCGCGCCGACGAGTTTATCGTACATGTAGTAGGTCATGCACGCTGAGTTATTCAGACTATTGGGAGAAGTTAAGAGGTGTTTCATGACTTTCCTCTATGCTTTTTCAGGTATCGTACTCTCTTCAACACTTCACGTGCTGATTCCCAGGGCTTTAGGCGTCCCTTTGAAACAGCATCCGACAGATTTCCTTCTTGAGTCGTGAGAAATAAGTGCGTTGGTTCGTTACATGGAGGATTATCACAGTGGTGAGCTATGATCCCTCCAGGTGGAATGGGACCATGAGCAAATTCCCAAGCCCGACGATGCGTGTATATCAGCTTGTAGTCTATTCTTACCTGTCCATACCCTCTCTTGGACCTAGCTCCAAGCCACTCAAGGCATGGCATGTCTTGCCACGCCGAGTTGTTCAGACTGTTAGGTGACGTGAGTAGGTGTTTCATGTCTGTTCAGTTCCATGAGAAGGTCCTTGGCCCGACGCTCGCTATCCATCTCGACGATAGCATTTCCGTGATCATCGACGATCTGATACACAGGACGATAGCGAATCCTGTAGGTACAGTGACCTATGTGCTCAGTGATCTTGACGTCCTTCATCGACCCCTCCTGCAGCAAGCTGCCACAGAGCGATGATATTCTCGAGCAGCATGCCAAGTGCAACTACCCCACTGCTAATCGAGATACGAACGTAGATGAGTCCCAGAGCCGCCACAGTCTCGATCGGCAAGCCTTCGGATCTATTGAGATCGAGAACACCCACGATCCGATTGGCTTCTTTGTATATGTCATTCGGATTGATAACTCTCATGGGTTCCATCTTTGGTTTGTCCATCTGCTTCGGGGCGAAGACGTGTTCCGAATTGCAGTGAATACACTTCCCTGCCTTCAGCTCAACCTCTCTCTCACAGTTTGGGCAGTAGGCTGTGATGGTCACTTAGTTCTCCTTGTAGTGGATGACGCTTCTGACTAGCTTAAGAGAATAAGAACCGCTATCCACTGTTGTTGCCCCATATACGTCCAGCAGGATGTAGTAAAAAGGAGGACCGTTCGTGACCTCAATGATAGCCCATCCATGGCGAGGGGATACTTCGTGAGTTACGTATCTTGGATTGAGAAGGTTGAATCTAGGCATGCGGCACCTCGTTCTTGTGCAACTCATTCTCGAGCTTGGCTTGTATCCTGCTCTGAATATTCTTCAGAGTCGAACACTCAGCCAGCTCCTTTGAAACTTTCTTCACGTTCTTCATGGTCACGGTACGCCACACGTCCTTACCCGTGACCTTGTGAGTAAACACCACCTTGAGGTGATTCATGAGAAGCAGCTTTGCTTTGCCTTGTTGACGAACTGCCGAGCGACCTTGCCCTTCATGTGGAACTTCTTGATCTTGCGAAGGGCTTTTCGGACTTTGCGGTAGCGATCTTTCTGGCTCATGACTCCTCTTTCCTCTGACGACCCCTGCACACCGACCTGTCCATGTTGCACCCAGCACAGACGTCTCGTCCTGCATTGACTTCCTGCCAGATGAGTATTCCTCCAGGAGGATCCGGCAGGGTGCAGGTTGCCGGAACATATCCCTGTTGGATCATGAGATCCTTGTTCACGACTTCGTCTCATCGAGCTTGTGATCACCGCACCAGTCTTTCTCGAAGACGACTGGATAGCCGTTCATCGTCGGAGCGTGACGACGGCAGCGGCCAATGGTCGCGTTCTGGAGGGAGCGCTTCACGAACCCAGCGCCTTCCTTTTCGACGTAGAACATGCAGGTCGCACAGCGCATGCTCTTGGAGCGATTGGCCCAGGGGTCTCTCGTGGGAGTGGGAGTGTCTTCTGTGGGAGCTTTGAGAGGCTCATTGGATTGGAAGAGACTTGGAACTCTCTCCTTCGCGTACTTGAGCTCTCTGATGTAGGTATCGAAGCCTGATCTTTCCGTTCGGACTTTTGTTCTCTCTTGCTCTCTTGCTGCTATCTCCTTTGCGATTCGAGTGTCAATTGCGAGAGACCACTCGCGTTGACGTTGACGACATCCAGCGCACGAAATCCCATGGGGCATCGTGTAATCACAGGGCATCTTTCTTCTCCATGGCTTCGTCGATTTTGTCCGACTCGACTTCTGCACGCCAGTCAAAGGGGACATCCTCGAACGTGATCTTGACGATCTTGAGGTCATCCGGAGAGTCAAACTGCTTGATCTCCTTCTGGGCTTGTTGGAGGCCCTCCATGCTGTATCCATACTCGACGACGTCGTTGATGACCTCCCAAACCTTGTCTAGACTCTTTGCGACTATCGCGTATTGTTCCTTCACCGGCTTCTCCTTCCTGTTCAGGGTCTGAACAGCATTTCGGACTCCACAGACGTTGGTTCCCCGAGCAGTGAGTCTACGCTGAACTGCGAACAAGATGGCAGCTCCCAACTCCGACCAGTGTGCGGCCTCGAGTCGCACATCTTCGATGCAAGCCCTTCGCTCATTCCTCACAGCCTCAACTACAGCCTGCTGCTTTAGATGCAGAATCCATGACTTTGCGTTGATAGGAATCGGCTCGACTCCTTCGACTCCTATGGCTGCATCGCCCCACTCCTTGTCTCGCTCGGACACGGCCTCGTCGAGGGCAGCGCGGACGAGGCGCTCCAGTCCGGTCCAGCAAGAGCCAACATTGGCCCGATACTCCAAGTGGACACGTCTGGCGAGGGCGACCAGCTTGTCGGCGCTCATCTGACGATATCCTCTCTCTTCTCTCGGCAAGCGCCGCAGAGACGATAGAACAACCAGTAGCAACCTTCTATGAGACATACGAATGCTCGCTCACAGACGGGACACTGGTGCTGATGAACGACGACTGGGATGGTCACAAGTCACCCCAAGTTCTCCCGTGCCAGATGTCCAGCACGGTAGTCTTGCCGATGTTGTAGGCTTTTGCGAGCTCTCGAGAGCTTATCCGACCCATCATCTGACGGATGTGTCGAATCGAGTAGAGATCGAGCCTCGCGTTTCCGTGTGGCCGTCCACTGCCGCGCCAGCGTCTCTTTACGGTCGCCATCGACGTCTCCCTTCAGTCGAGAGCCTACTCATCAGCTCTTTCATGATCTCTGACTCGCTCGCGTCTCCCCACTTGTTCTTCGTGGTCGCGAGGAATGTACGCTTCTTCTCGACTAGCTCGGCGAGGTACTCATCCACCGTGCCTACAGCCACAGGATAGAGAACGTTTACCTGTGAAGCGGTTGAACCAGGACGAGTGAAGCGAGTCTCAGCCTGCTCCTCATTTGGAGGATTCCACTGCCGCTCCATGAGTACTGCATCAGAACAGAACTGGAAATTCTTACCCTCTCCTGCTGCAAGAGTCGAGGCTATGAGGATTCTCCTCTTAGGATTCTCTCTGAACTCGCGTTCAATGGCTGAGGAATCCTCTCCGGACAATCCACCCATTAGCCTAATGCATGGCTGGTCTCCTCTAGCAGCTAGGAGAGTATTCAAGTTCCCTTCGAGAACTGTTCCAACGTTGATGTGATGAATGAAGACGACGAGCTTAGGCTTCGCTCGAATCTTGACTTCCTGACCCTCGAAGGCTAGGAGATCCTTCTCTTCATCGTGCTGCTCGAGCCATTCCTCGACATACTCCGTCGTGGGTTCCACCTTTGCCAGTCCGACGATTTGACGCATCCTCATGAGAGAAGCACGAACTTCGCCTTGCTTCTCAAACTTCTCTTGTCCCGATGAGGATTCTAGATCGTCATAGGCATCGAGGAAACTTCCCATCTCCCGCGCGTAGGCGTTCGATTCATCTCCACCTAGGTTGAAGAAACGTCGCTGGCGGAAGATCTTGGGGAGGTCGGGCATGACTACGTCTCGTTCGTAGTCGATGATGAAGGGTTGAGTGATCTCTCTAAACTGCTCGTAACGATTTCGCTTCAACCCCCCAATGTGCATGCGACCGTTATCATCGTTGTAGTAGTCTACGTAGTGATTGTAGAACTCTTGACGATAACGAAACACAGTCGGAGCGATCATGTTGAGAACATTGAAGTATTCTCCGACGTGATTCTTGATTGGCGTACCGGACAGGGCCATGAAGTAAGTCGCGTTGCCAACGAGATCTTGAACGAACTTCGTCCGAGCTGCATCGGGGTTCTTGACATGTTGGATCTCGTCGTAGATGATCGTCTTGAAGGGATACTCTTTGAGCCAGGGTAGCCCTCCGACGTCTTTCTTCTGCTTCTTCGAGTACTTCGGCGCCATCAGGTTCTGAGAGACGATGAAGGCTTTGAAGCCATTCTCAGGCTTGGCTCTCGAAGTCTCGAGGATCTGAGCGAGCTTCCCATCTGACCACTCAAGTATCTCCATGAGCCATTGCTCGGTCATAGAGGCTTTGCAGATGATGAGGATGGGAGTCAGCTCTTTCCAGTATGATCGGATGAGAGTAGAGGAGATGATCGTCTTTCCTAGACCCTGATCCAATCGAAGCAGTGCGCGGAAGTTCGTCTTGATCGTCTTTACGCACGCTTCCTTTTGAAACTTGAAAAGCTCATATCCTGAAGCTGAGCGGATGTGATCAAAGGAAACGGCGGCAGCTTGTTCCTCACTGATCGTATGTCCGCACTGGAGGATAATGAACCTCTGTTTGACAGCCTTCAACACACCATCGACTTTCCGTGGTAGCGTGGCGACGAAGGTTTCCTTCTGAATCGCAGCCTTGCCGCACTCCGGACAGTCTGGTCGAATTATGTGTGTTTGTGCCATCTCAGTTCATCGAGAGAACGAAAGTGGGTTCTGCGATGATATCTACGACTGGTGTTCCTTCGAACGTCTTGAACAACTCCTTGATGACTTCGTAATGGCAGATGAGTATCCTTTGTGGGTATTCGGGATTCACTCTACTCTGCACTCTTACGAGTTTCAGTTCGTGCATTTCCCTTCCTCCACTTTCTTCATGAGACCGTGGGAGAAGGGAAGCGAGTGGGGGATTACGGGGTGAAAACCACTCGCTTCCCGTGGTTCAAGTCACATTCGCTCTCCTTTCCATTAGAGGTTGGTCACACATCGCTCACTGCTCTGCGTCCAATCAAGGTCGCTTTTCGGACGTTTTCTAGTTCATATTCCTCCTCTCTATGGCGGACGAACTACTTGCTCTCTGCCGCCTTCTTGCGTCGGTTTTGACGCTCGTGCTGGTAGACCTCTCTCGAGGAAACCTGACGGCAGAGATCACTGATCTTGGTCTTCTTCGGCCTGTGCTTGCCCACGTTTCCTTCTCCCTCTACTTGTGAGTGCCGATGTCCCAAACGACGCCATACGACTCAAATGCCTTGATGATCCACGCGTAACGCCCACGTGAGATCCTCTTCAAGAAGTGATCGGCGTCGTTCCTGTCCTCGAACCAGATGACGTAGCAGAAGTCACCGTTGAGAGCCATTAGCGACCCTCCAACTGAAGCGCATCTCAGCAACCCACGGAATCGAGGAGAGCGTCAATGAAGCCTCGCTCGGTCGCCGTCCACTTCTCGGGGAAGAGAACGTACTGCTGGATTGCGAGCCTCGCTCCTCGAAGGCTCAGATAGTGGGTCGAGATGAGATGGGAGACGTGAGAGTAACCATCCAGCCACTTGCGATCCGCATAGGTCCGCGGTCGCTTGACGACGATGATCTCGGGCATTCTGACTCTCTCCTTTGACTACTGACAGCGAGCAACGACTTGCTTCGTGATCTCTAGCGACGTGGGAGGATTCTCGTCGAGTCCGACCGTGTGAAACAACTCGTGGATGATGGCAGCGTCGGCTTCAAGTGGGTGCAGACGGTTGAAGCGTTCGACGCAAATCCACACGGTCGACCCATTCCGGTGAGTGTATGCGGATGTGTTGCCTTTGCAGACCTTCTCCGAGCCTACCTCGAACTTGAGGAATTGAAACTTGATCTCAATGTTCGCTGGAGTGGTAACGATGCCGAAGTGTTCGAGTGTCGTAAGGCACGCTGGATCTTGCGCCTTCAGCATTGCACGGCTGATAGACGCCTCAAGTCCGGCGTTCGACAGATTAACCCTCGGACGATCCGCTGCCGCAGCAGAGGAAGCGAGTAGAGCGAAGATGAAGAGATTGCGCATCTCAATCCTCTTTCAAGGATTCGATCGCTGCAAGTTTCAACAGCTTCTTCTCTGCCTTCTCGCGGGAGATTCCGAGAACACTCATCATCATCTCTACCGCGTCCTGAGGCTTCGCCGTGCCAGCCTTACGAGGCTTCCGAGGCTCTTCGCCTTCCTTCGGCACCGGCTTCGGCTTGTACTGCATGTCCCGGAGCTTCAGGGCATCACGCTGTTCCTTGTTCAAGTTGATGCGCTTCTGCTCGAGCGTGATCTTCGCGGCCTGCTTCGCTACTCGAATCCTCGTAGCGAACTTGGCCAGCAGGTTGACGTGATCGACGAGCTCTTCGGGGCTCAGGTCTTTCACGGCCGGGAGATGATACCCGAGCTCTTCTCCCTCATTGACCACTCGGTTGAAGATGACCATGTACTCTTCGGTGGAAAGTTCGGGCTCCATTCCACTCACTTTGACATCCGTATCACTCATGTCTTCTCCTAGACAGACTGGGCAATTGGCGTACTCGGAAGCGTAGAGTACACTCTCAAGTAACTCGACTGCTCCGCAGAGCGACCGAAGCGTGCTATCAGACACACGATAGAGAAAATGAGTCCGTTCATTGTAGAATGAATTGCGGACGTTGCCGATGAGGAGAGACACACAGTCAATCCTTCGTCGATTCGATAAGCGTCTCAAGAGAGACGGTTTGCTGTTCAGAGTCTGAACAGATCGCCTTTGCGACCGATGCCCTTTGAAGGTCGACGAGTGAAACCTTCTCGCCTACCTCACGGTAAGCAAGCTCGACGATTCCTCTAATCTCACTCGTCTGTGCGGATTTAAGTTGAGAGCTGAGCTTCCTCTGCTCTTCAAGCAAGGCTTCCTTCGTCTCGGCCAGGTTCTCTTCACACTGACCACAGACGATATCAACCCTCCATCCTCTCCACTCGACCGGCTGATTCAGCGTCCCGCCACCCTCGGCCTGTCCATCGTATCCTGATCTTAGCAAGTTTGCAGGAGCAACGTCGAAGTCTCGTCCACAGACTCCACATGATGCCCGTCTTCCTACGACTTGAGCCGCCCCATAGAGGTAGTGGGGGCACTTGAGACACTTCCAGCATGAGATACCGTTACGATTGACGTAGCGACGGTAGCGATGCGCCCCACAACGCTTGGGTTTGGCAGTCATTGAACACTTCCGAGAGCAATTAGGCAGAAAGTCGAAAGATTGAGCAGCCGTAGAGCAGTGTTGTAGCAGCCATGGAGCAGCATTGGAGCAGAATTGGAACCGAAGCCCTCTTTCGCGTAAGTGATTGAATCCATTGGGTTTAGCCGAAAAATGGCCCCGGGATACATACCCATTCCCTACCTAGGAAGGTAGGCTCCTAGGCGCTTCCTGTCAACCCACGATTGAAGATTTCTAGAGGGGCAGGAGACCCTCCCCTCCCCCCGACCTTAACCTCTTCTCTTTCCTAATCCTTAAAAAAAAAAAAATATAAAAAAGAAAGGAAAAGGAAAGGTTGTACAGAGGAGAAGGCATTGTGGCTAGGATACCACACCCGAGGATGGGGTAGGGTACCCTGGTATGGGTATGTATCTGTCGGGGTAAGTAATTGGAACGAAAGGATTTATGGCCGAAAGTATACTGCTCAGGCACTGCTCAGATGCTGCTCCGATACTGCTGGGATGCGGCTCCGGGGCTGATCAAGTTTTCGAGGGGAAAGGAATCGACGGCCGCTGAGGCGTTTGGTGTTCAGAGTCTGAACAGTACGGACTGTTGGATAGACGGCGGGAGACGACCAAACGCACGAACGGCCCAGGAGAGTAACCTCCCGGGCCGTCGGTGTACGGTAGATTGTCGGGTGTGTCTTGTGCGCCTACTCCTCGTCGTCTTCCTGCATGAGCCGAGCAGCCGCGAGAGCCTTCTCGAAAGTCTTGAAGCGCCCCGTCTTGACGAGCATCTCGGCGATCTTCTTGATGCCCTTCTCCGGGTCTTCGAACTGGCCTTCGTACTGCGCCCGGACCTTGGCGCGGCAGTTGAGCCCGTATGCGTAGGTCAGGAGAGTGTTCAGCGGGTTCTCGTTCGGGACTTCGTTGCCGTCGTCGTCCTTCGTGGTTCCCTTCTCCGCTTCGGCGAGAGCGAAAAGCTTGACGATGCTGTCGGCATCCGTTGCGAAAACGATGTGGTCGAACGGCACCTTCTTTTCGTCGCCCTTGTTCGGAACGTTCTTGACGGTCACTTTGGCCTCCTCGATGCGTGCGAGGTTGGCCGCAACGGCCGCGAGAATCCAGGCCTTGTGCAGAGCCATTGTGCGGTATCCTTTCAAAGATCCCTGGGCGATGCTGCCCAGGTCTGATCGAGCCATCCGGCCGATCTACTCCCAATATACGCCCCGGGCGTGGGTTTGTCGTGCGGATTTTGCGCGTATACCAAGATTCTTTGCGAAAGTTTTTCGCCCCCGGAAAGTGGAGAGCCGATCCAGGTCGCCGGATTCAAAAGGCCGTATGCCCCTCCAGACCATTGGAGCCTCCCCGTGGCCGGCCCGGGGGGATCCTCAACCTCTCCCGTTATCCACTCCACACAAAGAAAACGTCTGTTGGAAGGGGATTCTCTGGTTCATTGGGGGTTCCTCTGTCTCTCTAATCTTGGTTCCATTGGGTCCCTTATTCAGACTTGGGTCCCTTATTTGGTTCCATTGACGATTCATTTCGAGGATCCTGTTCATACTCTGAACAGAGAATGGGGGATTTGAGCCTGAACAGGAAAATGAACGCTAATATCCCCTTGACTTTTTGCGAGGCGGAGCGTATTATTCAACTGGCCCCAGTCTTTCACCATTCCTACTCCGGACCTTATTCGGGGGGTTCGTCGAGCGGGAATGAATCTTGCAGGAGGAGGGAGCGCCTCCAGCGGATTGAAAGATTGGGGCCTTCGTTCTTGAGGAGATCGTCAGGAGCCAGTCGGATAATGGAAATCTCAGAAGAGAAAGCCGCCGAGTTGCTTGCTCATCCAAGCAATCTGTGGAACAAGTCGCAGACGAAGGTTGTCTACAAGCCCCTTCACAACGGTGGTCGTACGAACGGGGCGAAGGAGATCCCTCCGACGATTCGCGCTCTCATTGGGATCACTGCTCATCATGACACAATCGCTTCCACGATGGAGACGTTTGGAGTCTCACAGAGTACAGTCTCAGCTTCGAAGAAGGGGAATGTCGGAGTCAATCGACACGACCCAGATTTGAAAGACGCTATTGATAGGGGAGTCGAGGGGGAGACGAAGTCGATTCGTGAAGTAGCCCTCGAGCGCCTTGCAGGAATGTTCAACGGCGTCATCAATCAGCAGAACCTCGACGCAATGAAGCCGGTCGAGGCAGTCAGAGCCGCGAAGGACCTGGCAACGATCGTCGAGAAGGTAACCCCGAAGCAGAAGATCGGACCGACTGCAGTCTTCATCTCCTACGTCCCCCCGAAAGAAGAGCGAGAGTATCCCTCTGTTGACGTGACTGCGAAGATCGTAAGGACAGAGGTAGGCTGATGGCTGAGATACAGGTCGTCGGCGATGCCGTCGATCAACTCGTATTGAAGCCAAATCCAAAGCAGGCGGAGTTCTTCGCCGTTCCGACCACGATCAAAGAAGTTCTCTTTGGTGGTGCGGCTGGACCGGGCAAGACGTGGGCTCTCCTCATGGACCCAATCATGAGGCGCCTGCACAATCACCCACGGTTTCACGGGATTCTTTTCCGAGAGACCTTCCCTCAGATCGAAGAGTCACTCGAACTCGAATCGAACGCCCTCTACCCCCACGTCGGCGGCCGATACGATGGACAGGAACATGCCTGGCACTTCGAGTCGGGAGCGGTCATCAGGTTCTCCTATCTCGCGAAGGACGAGCAGGTCTACGATCATGACACTGCTCAGTACAACTACGCAGGGTATGATGAACTAACCGCATTCACTCGAATGCGGTACATGTACATCGTCCATTCCCGAACGAGAACAACCGTCAAGGGACTCCCAGCCTACTCGAGAGCCGCGACTAACCCTCTTGGGATTGGGCATTCATGGGTCAAGGAAAGATTCGTTGACCCTGCTCCTACAGGCAGCGTAGTAATTCGTGAAGTCCTTCCCATCATTGACCCGAATACAGGTGAGAAGGCAGTCGTCAAGAGGATGTATATACCTGCAAAGGTAACTGACAACCCTCTCATCATGAAAGAAAATCCAGAGTACATCAACTCCCTGATGCTACTCCCCGAAGCAGAGAAGAAGTCGAAGCTCTACGGTGACTGGAACGCAGTAGCTGGTCAGGTCTTCATGGAGTTCCGTAGGGAGCACATGATTGATGAACCAGAGAATGCAGTCCACGTCATTCCCCCTTTCGAGATTCCTTCTTACTGGCCTGTGCTCCTTGCCATTGACTGGGGATACGACGCAATTACTTGGGCGGGATTCCTTGCTATCTCGCCTGAGGAGATCGTCTATCTCTGCCGAGAGTTCTCAGCTCACAAGACGAAGATAAAGGTCTGGGCTTCAGACCTCGGCCGTCTCTGTGATCTCTATCCTTCCCTTCGCACTCCTGCCTCTCTCGATCGTTCAGCCTTTGGAGATCGTGGAGATGAGAAGACAATTGCCGAGCAGGTGGAAGAGGGCCTTGGATTTCCTGTCGAGCGGTCTGATTCCGACAGGATCGGGGGTAAGCTTCTCCTTCACGAATATCTCCGATGGCGACCCAAGCCTGTCCGATACGTCCCTCCCGAAGGCTATGACCTCGAGGTCGAACAGAAGATCTTCCGCATCCGAGGTGAGAGAGCCGCGGCCGATTATCGAAAGGTATTCGAGCCGGAGCCACCCGAACGTAATCTCCCTCGATACAGAATCTTCAACACGTGCCCGCTAGCGATTGACGCAATCCTCGCTGCAACCTCTGACCCGAAGAAGCCTGAGGATGTTCTCGCTTGGAACGGTGATGATCCTTATGACGGCCAGCGTTACGGCCTCAAGAGGGTTCATCGTTTCTTTGACGAATCGCAGAGTGCGTATAAATCACTCGTACGAAAGGACGCGATCATCGAAAGATTGCGTCAGACGGGGGACATGACGTCGTTTTACCAGGAGATGGACAAACTTGAATCGGATAACGCTATTGCTCAAGGTCCTGTCCGGCGTTATAACCGCATCAGGACTTCGAGGAGCTTCCGAGTCTCGCGATCGTATCGCTGAGTTGACAGAGAAGCTTCGAGTAGCTGAGCAAGTTCACGATCGAACCGACGAGCTGATCATGCAGCTTCAGATGGACCTCGCCCATGAGAGGAATCTGACAGCCGCACTTCTTTCTCTTACCCGTCTTCCTTCTTCTGCTGTACCTGTCGAACGTGAGGTGGATCTTGCAGCCCTCAAGGTCCTCTCTCGTCGTGGAATGACGCCGAGCCAGAGGCGCGCTCATGCTCTGGAACTCTTGGATAAACAACACAAGGAAGCAGCAGAAAAGGTAACATGAGTGAAACGTTTATCCTTTGGCTCTTTGGTGGGGCTTTCTTTCTCATCTTCACTTCTTTCCTCTGGATCGTCAAATTGGGAAACAAGATGAGTAAATACGACGCTTCGATAGCTCAAATCCAGGGGGACTTCAGCGACCTCGTGAAACTCTTCGAGGATCATGAAGAGCGCGAGGATAGACAGTTCAAGGAGATAAAGGAAGACGTCGGAGCAGTTCATGCGAGTGTCAACGCTGTCAACTCGAGTGTTGTCAATCTCGCCATTCTAGTAGGAAAGGCAGTCAAATGAATTGGTTCTCTGCGATTCTCACGGCCATCGGTCTCATCAACCGTTCCACGAAGAACAAGCGAATCGTTGTCGGAAAGGGAGACAATGTAATCCTCGACATCGACAGGCTTCCTCCTGGAGATCCCGGACACGACGTCGATCCTCGACCGAAGACTTTACTCCTTCTGCTCCCCATCATCCTCCTCACCCAGCTCGCCTGCGGATACTGGTGGAAAGTCATCGAACCGGTGCCGCAGCCTCCTCCCCCGACTCAGGAGCAAATTTGCAAAGAGAAAATCGACAAGGTAAAGGTACTCTGTATCTCCGAACCCTGGACCGACGAGTGCATTGCCGCTCAGTCGGATGTCCTGACGGCCGAGTGCTTCAACGACATCGTTCCCATCTGCACTCCTCCAACTCTCGTCACGAACTGCTGGCATCAGCCTCCCGGTATGCCCTGGCAGTGGATTCCTGCACCTGTTATTCCTCCTACTCCGCCCACTCCAACTCCTGAACCGCCGGCACCTCCCACTCCTCCAACACCTGTTCCAGGTGACGTTCCTGATCAGCCCGCAGGGACCTCCTTGAAGATGAACAATAGGGAGTATGGTGGTGCCCTGGATTCATCTCTCAAGGTGGAGGGACCGAATGCCCAAGCCTACTGTGCTTCCATGGGATGGACGGACGGTCGTCAGTCCTGTGCCGTAGCGCAGGATCAGGACCCAAGGAGGTTGGCTCTCGAATTGAAGTGGATGGGAAAGATCATCGGGAAGGCCCAGGCTTGTCCAGTCTGGCAGTTCACTCTCGACAAGGCGAACATCATTCCATGCCACGACGATCACGATGCCCTCGCATCCTGCGATCACTTCGGATCTACTACTGGGATGGACGATCCGAACACTCCTGGATTCGAAGGGACTCCTACTGTTTGCGGAGAGCAGCGGTGGAACGACAAACCCGACGCAGGATTCTACATGCGTCCTCACTCTGGGAAAGTCGGATTCGTGCGTGCGTGTCTTCCCGACTACACAGGTTGCGGTCCCTGGATCGCATCAAGGTGGCGGTAGATCATGCATCTGAAGGAGTCTCCCACTAGGTTCGTCGTCGGCGGTTTGATCGGCGTAGCTCTGATCGCCGTCGCGTACACCATCACTGGCCTTCTGTGGGGGACGCTCTTCACTCTGCTCCTTCTCTACGAGGCATGGACGCTCGTCAATGACTTTCCCGGCGACACTATCTCGGAGATCATCTGGGTACTCGCGAAGCGTCCGATGGTTCCGTGGATCTTTGGGGTAGCGACGGGGTGGGCCATCGGGTCTAGGTTCATCGAGAACGTTTGGCTCATCGGAGCACTTCTTTTCCTCCAGGGTCACTTCTTCTTCCAGAAGCAGGATGCGGAGGTGGAGATCAAGGACCTGAAGGAAAAAGTCATCGACCAAAAGATCGAGATCGTTCAGCAAAAGGTCGAGATTAAGAAGTTGGAAGACGAGGGATAAATGGGACTCGATCTGCCCGGCGTCATGGCGGAAGAAGAGCTGCCTCCTGAAGCAGCTATTCTGGATGAGCCTCCTATGGAGGAGCCTCCTCCGGAGCAAATTCCTCCTGGGACTCCCCTAGAGTCCAATGAAGGAACACCTCCGCCCACAGAAAAGCAGCCCATAGGTGTGTCAACAGACCTCACGGAGGAGGAAAAGGACGCACTGAAGTATGTTCTCGATACGATCACCGTTCCAGACGATGAAATTCGGGAAAAGATGGTCCCGATTTGGCAGATGTACGAGAACTACTGGCGTGGTTTGCAGGACTTGATCTACGATACCGAGAGGGGAGCTTTTGTTTCTCCGAATGGTGTCATCAAGGCTGCGGGAGAAATGGAGGACAACTACATCGGGTCGAAGATTGTCAATGTCTACCGTGCTCATGGGGAGTCAATCGCGGCTGCCATCTCATCGGACATGCCGATCATCAAGTTTTTTCCCGAAGATGCTGATGATCCCCAAGACATTACGACCGCGAAGGCTTACTCGACTGCATCAGAGTTCGTCGCGGACGACAATCAGGCGAAATTGCTCAATCTCCGAGCGATTTACACTCGATGGAACCAACCCTTCGTAGCGTATTACAACACTTACGTCTACGATGAGAAGTACGGGACGATCGAGAAGCGTTCATACAAGACTCAGGAAGTGGAGGTTGGGGAATCTTTCTGTCCCAGCTGCCTTTTGGAACTTCCTGTTCAGACTCCGAACGGGATCTGCCCCGAATGTGGATCTTCCCTCATGGAGTCTTCTTCAATGGAGACTGTTCCGGTACTGGATGAGGTGCATACGATCCCGAAGGGCAAGGAGAAGATTGAAGTCTACGGCCCCCGCCACGTTCGTCTCCCTTATAACGTGGTAAATCTCGAGCAGGCCGGGTATCTGATCCTTGAGACCGAACATCACTACGCACAGCTTCAGCAACTCTATCCCCAGATGACGGAGGATGTCAAGAGTGGGTCTCCTGCTACGGGATCGACGGCAGATACGGCTCGTAGGGCACGAACTGCCGCAGAAGGTGGTGAGCCTGATCGGGATCAGCGTACACTTCAGCGTTGTTGGTTCAGAACTTGGGCATTGAACATCATCGAAGACGAAGAAATCCGTGCATCCTTGAAGGCAAAGTTCCCAAGGGGCGTTCAGGTTACGTTTGCTGATGAAATCTACTGCGAAGCCTATGATGAGTCGATGGATGATCATTGGACTCTCATACCCGATCCCTTCGCGGAGCATATCCACGGCGATCCCCTCGGAAAGCCAGAGATTCCCATCCAGGACATGACGAACGACGTTGTTCATCTGACCCTGGAGACAATTCTCTTCGGAATTCCGGATAGGTTCGCTGATCCAACCGTCCTGAACTTCGATAAGTACCAGAATTCGGAAAAGGCACCTGGAAATGTCTATCCCGCCAAGCGGCCCACAGGAATGGGCCTTGATTCTGGATTCTTCGAGGGAAGAGCCGCGACGTTGTCGGATAACGTCGAGATCTTCCGTCAGTCCCTCGAGCACTATGGTCAATTCGTCACAGGTGACACGCCGGGTGTGCATGGTGGACCCCTTCCGAAGGGTTCATCGAGAACTGCGGATGAATACCGACAGGCAAAGCAGGGTGCACTCCAACGCTTGAGCGTTGTCTGGTACCTCATCAACATCGCCTGGGCCCTGGTCATGAAGAAAGCAGTGAATGAGCTCCGCATTCACATGCGTTTCCAGGGAGAGGACGTCAAATTCGTCAAGGAAGCTGGAAAAGGCTTCACGAACGTCTGGATCAAGCTTGCGGACATTGACGACGGTAACGTTGGACGTGTCCGAGCAGAGAATGCTGAGAGCTTCCCGCTTACCACCGAGCAAAAGCGTGGTGCGATTCTCGAGCTGCTCCAGACTGGCCTGCCTCCACTCATCGAATGGCTCATGATGCCCGAGAACATTGGTGAAATGTCTCGAGTCATGATTGGAATGAGCAACTTCAAGATCCCGGGTGAAGAGGATCGTGAGTACCAGCTCTGGGAGATCAACAATATCCTCTCTGGTCAGATGGTCGAGGTGGACCCTGACATGGATAACCACGCCATCCACGTGCAAGTCCTCAAGTCATGGGCTGCGAGCGAGGATGGACGAAAGACGAAGATGGTTAACCCTCAGGGTTACATGATGGTGCTGGAGCATCTTCAGATGCACACTATCATTCTCGAGCAGCAGATGATGGCCCAGCAGATGGCCGCTGCTGCTCAGGAGGGTCCACCTCCAGGGAAGGGTGGACAGGGTGAGAAATCAGGAGCAGCGGAGCCGATGCCTCCGGCTGAAGGCTAATGCTGAAGAAGCTAGTCACCTGGTGGAAGTCGCACATTCGTATCGTAGGAAAGGAGACTTACGTTCGTCTCTTTCCCAATCCAGGCTTCAGGATTGTCTTCAAGCGTGGAACTGAGATGCGCTGGAGCCAGCACGATGGATGGCGTTACGGGAGGATCAGGTAATGGCTCAGTTTGCTCGTCCAGATGCAGACATTACGGATGGCAACTGGCTCAAGTCCACAGGTGGAAACGTCGATCTATACACGATGATCGACGAAGCTTCCTTCGATGATGCAGACTACATCGAATCCGGACTTGCTCCATCCGCTGACGCCTGTGCTGTGAACCTTGGGAACGTGGAAGATCCTATCGCATCCACTGGACACACGGTTCGCTATCGTTACCGAAAGAACTCGGCAGGTGGTTCACAAATCAACCTGACGGTGGAGCTTCGTCAGGGGTATGTGAGTGAGGGGACACCCGGAACCCTCATTCATCAGGAGGTTCATACGAACATTTCCGACACGATCACGGCTGGCACGTTTACTCTTTCGGCTGGAGAGGCTGACTCCATCACGAACTACAATGACCTTCAGCTGAGGTTTGTGGCAACACAAGTCTAATGGGCCTCTGGCTTCCATCTTCGCGGACGTTGCTCTTCGCAAACAATCTACCTGCGACTCCGTCTGCTTCGCAGTGGGGGACTAGAGCTACAGCATCGGCCACGCCCCACACGAAGGGCTCGTGGGCGCAGGTCGTCGCGTCCATGCCCTTCGACGCGTACGGCTTCTGGCTGTTCTGGGGCGGCACCTCGACGACGACGACACGAACAGACCAGCTAATGGACATCGGCTTCGGGACGACGGTCGTGATCCCAAACCTTCTCACAGGGTGGACGTCATCCAACCAGCTCTACATTCCGCTCTTCATACCGAAGGGGACGCAGGTACAAATCAGGATTCAGGCACTGATCGCGAGTGACACTATCGACTGTCAATTTCACTTTCTCGGAGGACCCGCACTCCCTCCCTTCGCTCCCTACGTGGGATGTGATGCGTACGGGATCGCGACGGCGAGCTCGCAGGGGTCGACGCATACACCCGGC